TCTTTGAACTCACCCTCTTCCGCTCTAAACGATGACTACTCAAGACCGCCTAGCCGCCGCCCTGCGCCGACTCCAGACCGAGGCCCGTAGCCTCTCCGCTTATCAGACCGCCTTTGTCACCCAAGCGGATATCCACCGCGTCAGTATCGACGGCGACCGCCTCCTCTCTGTCCTCGCGATCACGGACGCCACGCGCATAGAAGACATCAACGACATGGTCGAGCTGCGGGAACGCCTCAACATCGTCCGGGCAGACCTCGCCTCACTCCTGGTCAGCGTCCAGAACCTTCACGAGAAAGCCGAGGACATGGACAAGACGCTAATCGACGCCGAGAACCTTGTCGACAACCCTGACGAGGTGCTGTAACCCTTCCCTACCAACCCACACAAGCCATGTATACCATCGCACAGTTCAACGAACGCATCGCCGCCCGCACCCGAGCAGAGTACGACGCGATTGACGCCCTCAACCAGACCTCCGCCAAACTCCTCCTCAAGGCGCCGGCGAAGTACGCCCACGATAAGGCCAACCCCCGCAAGGACTCCAAGGCCCTCCGTGAAGGCATCATGACCCACGCCGCCGTCCTCGACCCCGAGGCCTTCGCTAAGTTCAAGCCCGAACCCGAAGCCGACAAGCGCACGAAGGAAGGCAAGGAGGTCCACGCCTACTGGGCGTCCACCCTCCAGCCCGATGACATCCGATGCAAGGCTGACGAGTACGATAACGCCCTGTCCTACTCTGACGCGGTGAAGACCGCCATGGGTCGCTATAACATCGTGCCGGTCGCAACTGAGGTGATGCTCAAGGCCGACTATATCGTCCCCATCAAGGGGTCGATTGATTTGATCGCCGAGGACGGTTTCATCTACGACATCAAGACGACGATGGAAGAGGCCACGCCCAAGGGTTTCGGCAAGCAACTGATTTGGTCGGACGACTTCAAGCTACAGGCCGCTTGGTATCTCCTCCTCTGCAAACTCAACTTTGGTGTCCGCCCTAAGGGGTTCCGCTTTCTGGTCGTCGAGAAGGAGGCGCCGTTTCTGACCGCCGTCTTCGAGCTACACCAAGACCTGATCGCGGAAGGTGAAGCCCTCATGCTCTCTGCCATCAAGGCCTTCGAGGTTTGCAAGTCCTTCAACGAGTGGCCCGCCTACCCGTCCGAGGTCATCGTCATCGCCCGCCCGACCTCCGCTGCTCCCCTCGCCCCTATCAATTTCGCCTAACCAATAACACACCATGGAAAACCAAAACGACCGCCCCCCACTGACCACCATCGACAAGACCGGCAAGTACGTCCTGAAGATGTCCCTCCCCAAAGAAGACAAGGTTAAGGTCTACGACGATGGCGTCGGTGCCCGCCTGTTCTTTAAGACCGCCGAAGGGCTCTGCTTCTCGAAGAGCTACGGCACCAAGTACGGCAAGTCTCTCGCCATGCTGGTCGGTAAAATCTCCGGCAAGTACGTCTCCGAACCGAAGGCCGACCTCTCGGTCCCCGACTTCCTCGACTACATTCGACCCGCGACTAACGTACACTTCGAGGTCGAGGTGGAAGTGACCCCCGATGGCGAGTGGCAGGGCAAGCCGCAGTTCAAATACAAGATGAACTTCCCTAAGGGCAAGGGCGTTGCCGCGTCGACCATCCCAACCCCGACCGACTGGTGAAGCCCCCGCAGACCATCGTCCTCCTCTCTGGTTACGCCAGGAGCGGGAAGGACACGTTCGCCGAGGGGATGACCCGTTACAGCGCTAACGTCAAACGCATCGCCTTTGCTGATGCCCTCAAGGACGCCGCTAACGACTTCTCCATCAACCTAGGGCTATCGGTTAACTTCCACGACGATAGCGTCAAGGCCACCCACCGCGAGACGCTCGTCGCTATGGGTCGCTTCGCCCGGTCTATCCACAAGGACGTCTTTGTCTACAACCTCACCGAGGCCGCCAGCCGTGAGCGTGGGCACGTGGTCGTCACCGACACCCGCTACATTAACGAGGTCACCGTCACTAAGCAACTGATGAACGAGGTCCGAGGCTGGAGGTTTATCCATCTGCACATCGAGACCGTCGGCATCGGCCCGGCTAACGACGAAGAGGCCGCCAGCATCCGCGAGATGCTCGAGGGGTGCATCCCGACCCAAACCTACGCCTTCCAACCTAACAGCGCCGCCATGATCCGTGACGTGGGCAAGTCGGTCGCCAAACATTTAGAACTATGAGCCGTAAACAAACCAAACAAGAACGCATTGAAGAACTCGAGAAGGAGGTCGCCGCCTTACACGCGCTGAACGTCCAACTCGGCAACACGCTAAAGATGACCGAGGACGGTCAATGGGTCGTCATCTCCGAGAAGGACTTGAACCGATACCGCAACGGCATCGACGCTCTCATTAAGGCCGGTGACCAAGTGACCGACTACCTTGCCGAGGTTAACACCGACGACGAGACCGCCTATATACTGCAACTTTGGAAGGACGCCAAGGGGTCGGACAAGTTCTAACTCGTGGCAACGCCCACCGACGACGAGCTTGCGGAGATGTCGAGGTGCTGGGGCGTGAGTATTGACCGCCTCCGCTTTCTCGCCACCTGTCCCCATTACGACTCTAAGCCACACATCCGGGTCGACGACTACAAAGACCCGACCGACCGACACATCGCCAAGGCCATCCGTGAAGCCATCCGTGGCTCCTGGCTAACCGCTGACGCTGCTAAGATTGCGGGCGTGAGCCTAAAGACCATTGAGGCCTTCGTCTGCCGGCATGGCATTATCTGGCCTCCCGGCTGTCGGCGCCGTCTCGAGTGGGGACGCGGCACGACCCACACGCACCGCCTGAACGACGAGCATAATAACCTCCTAGCCAAGGGAAGGCTGACGATGGCTCAGGCCGCAGCTCAGGGCATCGCCGAAGGGCTGACCGCCACCGAGACCGCAGAGAGGTTCGGCTTCTCCGCTCCAGGGATGTACAACTCTGCCGTGCGTCAAGGCCTCAAGTTCCGCAGCCACTTTGAGAAGTTCGGCAGACACAAAGGCAAGCCACCCGCTCCAAGTGTATGAGCCGCCTTACCAAGTTCATCTTCGCCTCGGACAGTCACGGGGACATGGCAGACCCACAAGCCCTCGCGGCCCTGTACGAGTTTAGCAAAGACTTTAAGCCAGACATTAAGATAGCCGGCGGCGATCACTACGACTTCCGCAGTCTCCGTAAGGGCGTCGGCACGGACAAGGAAGGCGCTGAGTCCCTCCAAGAGGACATCGAGGCCGGCGAAGACTTCTTTGCCAAGTGGAAGCCCAACGTATATCTCTGGGGCAATCACGAACACCGCCTAGACTCTATGCAGGGCCACGGTCAGGCCATCGTCCGCGATTACTGCACCGACCTCAAGGACCGCATTAACCGCGTAGCTCGTCAGAACGGCGCCAAGGTCATCCTGCCCTACCACGCCGACAAAGGCGTCTATCGTCTTGGGCCTGTCGCTATGGTCCACGGCTACGCCCACGGCGCCAACGCTACAGTCGTCCAGGGCTTACACTACGCACCCTACGGCGGGGCTTTGATACACGGGCACACCCACAACCTCGCAAGCGTCGCCTTGACCAAGCACGGGGGCGGTAACGCCTTCTCCGCGGGTTGCCTATGCCGTAAGGACGAGATGTCCTACGCGGCCCACCGCCTAGCGACCTCCCGATGGGGCTCGGGGTTCGTTGCTGGGTTCGTTACCAAGGGCGGCGACTACAAGGCTTGGCTCGTCCACAAGATGGGCGGCGTGTGGATCTGGCAGACAGAACTTAAGACCTTTACCCCATGAGCCACCGCAAGCCTGACCCGCTGCTCCTCCGAGTGATGGCGGCAATCCACAAGACAGCCGAGAAGCCCCCTAAGGGTTTCCGAACGATGGACCAGTGGGCCAAAGTCTGGAAGTGTGAGCGCACGACTGCCCGGCAATATATCATTAAGGGGATGCAGCTGGGACTTATCCAGGAGAAGACCTACCGCGTGAACATCCGCAGAGACGCCAAACCCTACCCTGTCGCCCACTACGGCGAAATGACTCGACCTCGTAAGACCTAAGCCCCTTAGTCCCCCACCTTACCTCCAAGCCAATGGAACAACCTCCCCCCTCTGCCTTAGACGCGGAACGGCACATCCTTGCCGTCTGCATCGCCCAAAGCCTACCGCTACCCGATGGGCTCATCCCGTCCGACTTCTGGGAGCCTCAGCACCAAGACCTAGCCGCCGCGATCAGCGGGCTCATCGACGAGGGGACTGCCCCCGATGAGTTAACCGTTACGCAGCGCCTTCGCGAACTTGGCTCACCTGTCGAGGCCTTCACGGTCTCGGACCTATCGACCACCGGGCAATTCATTCAGCCGAACGCCGCTTGGAGTCATGCGGTGATTAAAGCCCTTAACCTACGCAAACTTGGCGAGCAAGCCCGTGCCGTCCTTAAGGTCGTTAACGAGGCGGGTGCTGACCCCGAGGCCATCGTCCTCGCCCAAGAGCAACTTGCCAAGTCTCTGACGCGGCGCAAGGGGCACGGCAAAGAAACCTCACAGGCTTTTGACTTCCGCACGATGGTCGACGCCGATAAAGACCTAGACCCTTCCTGCGTCCTCGGTAACCGCTTCCTCTGCCGTGGGGGCTCCTGCCTCCTCGTCTCGCAGACTGGGGCTGGCAAGTCAGCCCTCGTCACCCACGCCGCCCTGTCCCTCGCCCTCGCTCCTGGTCACGACTTCTTCGGCATCAAGTCCCGCAAGGGTCCGCTCACCTCGGTTATCATTCAGTCAGAGAACGACGAGATGGACGTCGCTGAGTCTATCCAAGGCACGCTCGACGGTATGGGCATCCCTCGGGGCTCGCAACTCGTCGACCAACTAGCCGACCGAGTCTTTTACTACCGAGAGGCCGTTAAGACAGGCGAGGCCTTCGGTCTACTCCTCCGCGAGCTAGTGACCCGCCACAAGGCCGACTGCGTCTGGATTGACCCTATCCTCGGGTTTGCCGGCGTGGACCTATCCGATCAGGAGGCCGCGTCCCACTTTCTGCGTCACATCATTCAGCCTGTCCTCCAAGACACGGGCGTCATCCTCTTCTCCGTCCACCATACTACCAAGCCGTCTAAGGACAAGTCCACGTCTCTCGGCGACCTCGCCTACGCTGGTAGTGGTAGCGCTGAACTCGCTAACTGGCACCGCTCCGTTATGGTACTGACCAAAGACCCGACCGCCGAAGGCCTAGACGAGCAGCCGTTCTACACCCT